ATTTGGAGTCTGTATATCGTCCCCGTTTCCGGCCCGATGTTGCCAGCGCTTTCCTGTACCAGATACGCCGTCTGAGCCGTTCGGTCACGATGCGCCCACGAAATCACCCCGCACTCGCCGCTAATAGTGGTGGGATAGGCCAAGCCCTGAATCCTGAAACAGCCCGGCGGATATAGACAATCGGCTCGGCCCGCCAGAGACGTGTTGTGGGCCGTGGCGTTAGAGATATCAAGCGTTCCCAGCGGAGTCCTTGGGAGCGCCTTAACCGCTATCGCCTCGTTCACGTCATAGGTTTGGCCGGGCTTGCCGCAGGCGTAGGCAATGAACCAGCACTCTTCGCCCACGTTGTGTGTCTGAGGCACCGTGTCCAAAAGGCCCCGCCAGACACCGCCCAGCGTGACGGTCCCGTCCGAGTTTTGAGTCACCGTGTTATAACAACAAAGCTCATTCCCCAGAGTGAAGAGCGTTGAACCTTGGTCCTGTTGTCCCGTGGGCGGCGGCGCGAGTCTCCCAAGGTCAATCCCGTTCGCCTGTAGGACTATGGTGGAATCGAGCGGCCCCACTGGCGCAGCCAACACACCGCGAGGCGTGAACAGTCCATTCCCTTGATACTCGTAGGGATTGTTACTGGGCGAAATCCAAAGCTGGTAGTCGTATGCACCAGCAGAAGGACGCGCCACGCAAGCCAACGGGATGCAATCCGACGAGGCACCAAGCTGCAATCGTTCTAAGTAGTTGGCCTCTTCGATGTGAACATAGGTCGGGTCCGTCGGCGGCGTTCGCGGGTCGGTCCACAATGAACTGCCTGCGCTGCTATACACCGAGGATGACAGCGTGAAAATGTCTTCGACCGCGTCAACCGTGATCGTGCCGCTTTCCAAGGTGCCATAACTGATTTTGGCGGCGCGCATGACCATCTGGCTGATACCGATGCGGGACCACGAGAAATTGAACAGGTCCCCAGGTTTCATAGCATACGCCTGCCGGTTGAGTTTTAAGGTTACCTTAGCCAGCGGGTATGAAAGCACGCGCATGTCCCGATAGGCCAGTTTCCCCGCGAGGTCAGCCGTCGGGCAACAGTCATATCGTTTGGTGACAGATATTGAATCCCCTTGCATGTCCCAATTGCCAAGGTCCGGTGCGTAAGCGGTCAGGTCCTTGTCCTCGGATTGGTCGTGGTAGGTCACGCGCACTTCGTTGACGGTCTCATCCAGCGCGGAACGACCAAAACTCACGAGCTCCACAATGTTGGATTCGTCATAGACGGGCAGGCTCGCGGGGTCGTAGTCGTTCCTGATGAGACGCAGGCACAGTTTGCCGGTCGAAAGGTCGGTGTAAATCGTGCCGTCTATGGTACGGAGAATCTCTCCCGCTATGTCCAGCGCCTCCGAGGGATTGTCGAAGACCGCCGCCAGCCCAAAGCCCTCGTTATAGAGGCGCTGGGCCGCGTTCAGAAATGAGGTTGTGTCCACCAACGCCGCTGGGAGCCCAGCCAAGACTTGGTAGTCGGTGAATAGTTCGTAAAGCATTTCAGCCGGGTTGGCGTTGCCGTTGATATCGTGGTACCCGCTCCCCAATGCCTTTGGCAAATACTTGACCTTGAATGAAAGTTGTTTGATATATTGGCTATTCCCCATGTAAAACTGTTTGAAGACGAGAGTCGTCACGCCTCTATACGCTGGCACCTGCGAGCCGTGAAGTGAGACCAAGTAGGGGTCCTGTTGCTGTGTGGATTTACCCGAATAGATATAGACCTCGCCGCCAGGTCCCATTTGCTCAGTCCCGCCGCCACCGACGACAACGGTCCATGTCTGGAATGCGCCCAGCCCGCCCTCGCCGTCGTCGCCACCGAAGAGGTTCGGCTGCGATATGACAATCTTGGTGTCCATCGCAGAACCGGTCCATGCCACCTTGTCCTGTTCGGCCTTGATTTCCAAGAGCGCGTCGGCCTTGTAACACAAGGCGATTTGCATCATCATAAAGTAACGATAACCGATAACCTGGTCCGTGTGACTCTTGAGGCCGGTCTTCACGCTGCGCGTGATAGGAACGATTTGGAGGTCGCCGTAGTCCACGACGTTGGGGCCGCTAATCCACGCCGTCCCCCAGACAATGGGAACGGGCCGCGAGTCGGATGCAGTTGGGAATTGAAAGTCTGAAAGCCCCGCCGGTTTGGCGTTATCTAACTGGGGCTTGGGCCTGAGCATCTCGCTCAAGATTAACGTCACTGCCCACCAGAAAACTGGCCACCACATCATAAGACTCCGTTGAATGGGTTTATCCCCGGCACGTAGGGGAACCCGCCATAATTCAGATAGTTATTAAAACGCCCGCAGCCGGTCGCTCCGAGCGTGTGGTCACAACCTGCATACGCCGTCACTACTGCGCCCACGGCCAGCCCTTCAAAAGGCGTCAAGAGGGTCAACGTTTGACCTGCGTGGGCTATCACCATGCGGCGTTGATATCCCCATGATACAAGCCCAGCCTTGAACCAGCCGTCGGTCTTGCTGGCGAATTCAGCCGCCGTTATCGTCTGACCTGATATCCCCGTCACTGTCCCGACCGTGGCCCAGTCGCCTCTCACCAGTCCACACTGCGGCGAATAGAGCATGTGGTTACACAAGCGCTGGTAATGATAACGCAGCACCTGCCTTTTCAGTAGACAATAGACCGGCTCACACTGAAGCTCCGCCTTGCCGTCCTGATTCCAGACGCAGCCTCTCACACGACCGGTCCAGAATGGGAGAACCTCCGCCACCGCTCGGTGGAACCGGTAGATAACAAGCGCAACGGACCCCGCTGGCGCGCCTTGTTGGAAAAGCAACGCCACGGGGTCATCCGGCGGGAGCGTGACTTTGAGATTTTGAGTCTGAATCTCTTTGTCCTGTGTAGGCTCGCTTCGTACAATCGGGACCGGCTCATACGTCTGAGAATTGAATGCCTGCGCGGTATCGGCGCTGGTATAACACCAGCTTTGTCCTTGAAGAGAGAACCGATAGAGTTCAACCGGCGCGCCGCCCGCCACCGATGTTTCACTTGCCGCGTATGTCATGCCATCACCGCCATGGTTTGCACCGTGACCCTTACCACCTGGTCAGTTAGCCACGCGAACTCTACCTGGTCTTGGTCAAGACGCCGTAGGTCCAAGAACGAGATGATGAGAACGTCCGACGGCGAAACCGCCCTGCCAAGAGCCGAATCCAGCGTCAAGGTCTCGGTGCCATTGCCTCGGCTGCTCGCCGTGATTCGACGTAGGAAATACGTGCCGTCATTCAAGCGAATGTAGAGGTCGCGCCTCATGGGATGCTGTTGAACGTAGAGACTGTATCCAACGTCGTTGACCACGATGTTCGTATCGGTCGAGCCCAATGCAGCCGCGAGGATAAAATCTCTCTGCCACGTGGGGAACCAGACCGGATTCAACCGGCCCTTCATCATAGACAAAAGGCCGCGCAATGATGCAATGTCATTCCAGCCTTGTAGGAGCCAGGTAAAATCCCACTGGTCCTGTGGATACGTTCCTTTTGGATAGACCGCCCGAATCCCAGGCGTGCCGTCAATCAGATACCACGCTCGCGTGAACGAACGGTTGCTTGGCCGAGAACGTTCCGGCGGGACCAGATAGACCGGGAACCCTTGATAGGTCGGGAGGGAGATTGAACCCAGATCACCCTCATTGACGCCAGGGTCCTCATCCCAATCCACCACGGCCTCCATGATGTTCGCAGTGGCGCGTTGCATGGCTAACGCCTGCAAGAGGCGCGCCGAGCGCATAGGGATTAAACGGGTCCCCTTCGGCCACGCATTCTGGGTCGGGGCCACGGTGGTTATCTGGTTCGCGCTAACACTCGCCACCTGCACGGCCTCATAGTTGGTCTCACTGGCCCACAAGAGCGCTGGGGCACCGGCCACGAATGACTTATTCGCGGTCGTGCATGGAATCGTGGAAGCCCCAGCCGCCAGGTCAGCCGCCAGCGGCTGCCAGTCTCTCCAAATGGGGACGGTGTACGGGAGGGCCTGCCACGCGAATCCGCGAGTCTCAAACGCGGATGCGATGTCATTCTGTAGGAGCAACCTGTACTCCCACGAGCGACGCGGGTATGCTCTGTGGGACACCCGTTGCTCGGTCCCGTTTTCGGCCACCATGATGTCCGTCAACCACTGGAGTCTCTCCAAGAGCGGCGAGGCCCAATTGTGGCGGTACGGCATGACCATGACGCGCTCGCCGGTGATGCTCAACGGGGCGATGTAGCCTTCGATGAATGTCCAATCCGCCTCGGCGATGATACTGGCTGGACCGGCTAGAGTTTCGGTGAGAACGTAATGCCATTCAGCATTTAATGGCATATTGCAGGGCGGCGAAGGCTGCCCAGTTGTGGCGAGAGAGAGCCCGCCAAAGAGCGTTTCGGTGATTCCGGCTAGACTGAGCCTGACGCCCGTGGCGTTCCAGACATAGACATCATCCGTGCGAGTCCCCATCAATTGTCCAACGTCTATCGTCTGAGGCCGGACGTGGACGCCTTGCCGATACCAATCCGCAATGCCCGGCGTCTTCGTTCCATAGTCGGACGCCTGTGGGTACACGGTTATCGGGCCGTGCTTCGTAAGCGCACCATCGGTGATTCCTGGCAGTGTTACACCCTGACCAAACAATGGCGTTTGCGTTGGCGGAAAGAGTGAGGCACTTAGAAACGCGGCGCCAAGAGCAAGACTCAGGCCGGGAGTGTATGTCCCCTGGTACGAAGCCATTTCTACGCTTTCCTAATGGCGTATCCGTAGTTGGCGCTTTCAGTGCTTCCCTTTTGCAGCATTGGGAACACCTTCCAGGTGATTGCGCCCACCACGAGGTCCGAGGACGGGTCCAGGTCGGCGATATTGATAGCACCGAGATTCGGGATGGTCCCGATTAAGCTCCATAGTGAATAGGCCGGGCGATACGCCCACAACCAGGTCGGAACGACAAGATGCGCAGTGTTGAAACTGTTCGGGGTGATTTGGTAAAAATGCTGAAACCATCCGCCGTAACTATTCGAGCCAACCACACGCGGATTCAGCGAGGTGTTAGAACTAATCGGCTGCCAGACACCGGTGGCGCTATCCACGTCCAGACGAATGGCACCTTGGTAGGAGGAGACGCTCACGGAATAACCCGGTACCCCGGCCATTGGCGAATGGTAGTTGTTTGTCACATCGCCACCCGCATAATGGAAGTCGGCCACCACGAAAGCCCCGCTGCCACTAACGACGCCTTGCAGTGCAGCCGCGCCAAAACCGAAATGCCTGAACACTCCCGCCGTGATTTCTATGGTGCAAAAGAACGTCTGAGCTACATTGTCCAGGAAGAAGTGATACGCAACGTGAGGGCCCCCACAGTCTCTTACGATGGGACATCCCATGCTCGCGCTTGAACCAGGTTGAGCGTTCCATGCTGAACCTGAAGCATATCCCGTGGCTCCGCAAACGTAGATGTGCTTCGCGGTATGCTGCGTATAATCGGTGGAGGGATTCAGATTGGTGCTTTTGAGCACGAAATAAAAGGAACCATTGTGGACATGTAACCGATAGCCATCGGTCCCATCCGCGCCGTAGTAGTCAACCGTCCAGCCGTTGTTCGTCAAGAAGATGTTGGCCTTGGCGAGAACATCATGCTGGTCTACTGTTTGCCCGGTCTCATAGATTATCATGGTCAGCCCTGCTTCATCGCCCAATAATCACGGGCGCTAGTCCTGAAGGTGTTCTGAAAGACCCAATATGTATCACCACCAACGGTAATCGTGTTCTCAGACGACTGCCCGAAGCCGGGAATCCAAAAAGCCGTTCGCAGCGCGCCATAGACGTTCTTGTTCGTCTGGTCGGTTAGAAGCAGCCTCATAAGCGGCACCGAGCCGTCGAGGGATTCGCGCTCCGTGCCAAGCCCAGGCGTCACGTTAGAGATTCGGCCATAGGGCCAGACGTTGAACACAGCGATGGCGCTACCTGTAGACCAGTTGTAAAACGGCTGCCAGTTGCCGTTAGGAAGCCGGAGCAGAAATGGACAGTAGGCAGAACCGGCCATACGCGGGTCATTAAAACTTCCTACGTCATTGTTCTGCGAACTCCACCGCTCGGAGGTATTGCCCGTGGTTGAGCCCGCGACAACCAAGGGATATGGATACTGTCCCGGCGTCCCCATGGCATCGCAGAACCCCAAGTACATCGC